ACAATTGTAAAATTAACTTCATTCCATGTGACTTTACCAGGATAATAAAACGTATGATTTAGATACTTATGTTCACTCTCCGAAATTGTAAACGAAGGCTTTGAAACCTTTTTAATTAAAAATTGTTTAATTGAATTGTTTGCCCCAACTACACTTAATAGAAATCTATAGGCGCGTTTGGGCTGAATTTGTGAGTCGTACCAAAAAGTCATTTATTTTTATTCTCCTGTATTTTAAATAGTAATTGAATTACTTTTAATCCTCAAATGCTGCTCCTGTTCGCGTAATGATAAAGTCAATCGCGATGAATTCAACCGAACGTGCTGGCTTGAGATAAATCTTAGCATAAATGATATTCCTATCAATCAAGTCCGGGGTTGTGGTTGATTCGTCTAGAATCACCTTATAATCTAACAATCCATTTCCTGCTACGATGCCATCCAAGAATGGCGCAACTTGACCAGTAAACCGATCCCAAGTTGCTTGAACATTCTGTTCGAATAACAATCTCGAAGCCATAAACGAAATTCGTCGTTTGACCAAAATCATTAACCTTCTTACGTTGACTCTATCAAGTGCTGATTGAGTAACTTGTAAAGTTTTCTGTCCAAAAATTACAATTCCTTCTGCCGGGAATGATGCAATTGGATTAATGTTTGCTGCGTATAAATCATCTCTTTCTTTAGAGATTAATTTTTGCTTAACAGCTGTGACAGCCAATCCAGAAGAACCTTCAGTTAAGCCGCCTCTGGTAAATCCAGCTGGCGCGAACCAAACTGCTGATTTTCTCTGTGAACTTGAATAGGTTCCGAGAGCCACAACAGACGGTGGAACCCACAAACTCTTTCCAGATTCACTATCTTGAATTTGAACCCAAGGATAGTAAGAAGCTGCATAGCTTGTATTAAGTGCTCGTGCATTCAATTTATCAACAGCTGTTTGTACTTTGGGTCGTCGGTAAACGCTGCTATCTGCATATTTGTTTCCGTATTCAGAACGCGGGACATAATCGCCAATCAAGTCAAACAATGTCATTGAATCTGCTCGCCTCTCGCATGTACGCAACATGTGATTTTGAACTTGCGTTCCGCCGTTTCCAGTATGAGATCCTCCACCGACACCTGGCATGACAATCATGTTTGACTCGACTACTTCAGGGTCAGACACAACATCCACAGCCATCTTCGCTGAATTAACTGCGTAACTATTAATGCTTGTTTTGCCAGAAGCCAAAGCCCGATTATTGTTGAATGGTTCCATTTCTGTAATATCCATACCGTGGAAGCCACCAAGAATTGGCATTGTAAATCTGTCGTATCCGTCACTTAGAATTTGATTGTACGTCGAGTTCACAGCATTGGTAGACCCCGCAGCCCCAGCGGTTTGAGAGGAACCAGAGTTCCAAACAACTACACCAGCAGAAGAACTAAGATCATCAAGAGTAAAAACAAATGCATACTCAGAATCGGCTCGTGAAGCATCGCCTGTTGCCGAAGTTATGTTACTTGGAAATGCCCTTACCAAATCGATGTAAGAATCATCAAAGGTAGAAAAGCTTCCGGGTCGTCCTGTGTTAATGCCAAAGTATGCATCTTTAGGACTATTTAAGTTTCCTTCATTCGACCCAGAACGTGTTGTAAAGTCTGGATAATACATGGTGCCATTAAACAAGTGGGCTCCAGTCCAAATTCCGCCAATGTCTCCTGGATGCGGTAGATTACCACTCGCAAAACCAGACCCACTCAACGATGAACTAATAAATCCCCAAGAATTATCTGAAAGTTCAACAGTAGTAGACAGGGAAGAATTCCCCATCGCTGCCGCCAAGGGCTGTCCAGTACCGGCTGGTAGTGCCACGGAGCCACTATAAAGTGTGAATCCTTTAAATCTAACAGGTCCAATAAAACCAAATGGTAATGTAATTGGGTTCGTGTCACCATTTCTTACTTCTTCGGTAATTTCAATATACATGTATTTGGACTGGTTAGGATAATCTCCATGGTATCGATAGCGCCTGTCGCTGTCGTCCCATTCTACATTTTGATCTCCGATTTTTTTAGCAACGAAGTTTTCAGAATTTGGATTAAGATTACAGTTCGGGAATACTTCTACCAATGATGGTGCTTCGTCAGAATCTTTTGCAAGACGGATTTCAACAGTAAATGATCCATAATCGGAAAATTCGTTCGTTGCTGCTTTAATGTCTGTCACAGAAACTTTAAGATTTTGCGATTCCCACATTCCATAGTTATGGGTGTGGAGTCGAAAGAGCTTTCCAGTCGCGGTGTTTGCAGCGGCACTTGTTGTTCCGTAAAAAGTAGTATTTAGATTTTGAGCCAATGTCCAAGGCGTGGTGCCCTTGGTTGCATCTCGCCTTCTTTCTCCATAATTAACGGTAATGGCTGAATCAGCATTCTTAAGAGGCGCTGTAAATGCAAAGAAAGCAGAACCTGAATTTGGACCACCTTGCGCAGAACCAATAGTTTTGTCATAATTATTTTGAAAAGTTTCACCAAGCCATTCTGGATGAGTAACTGTGTCATTTAAATTTGAATTCGTTTTTGTCGGGTTTGTATTAAATGCTTTGCGAATATAAAACTTAGAACTCCGATCAAAATTGAAAAGAATCGAGCTTGATGGCGCAAGATTAGAACCTCCTGCACCAGTGTCATCTCGATTCACTGACGAATTGTTGGCAAGAGCGCCATTCTGTAGTATTGTACCTGCGCCGACGACAACAGCTTTTAAATTACCGTTTGAATCGCATTTAACTGGCACCGCCGTTCCCGAAACAGCAGTTCCTGAAAAGTCGTTTCCAACAAGAAAAACAGAACCAGTAGAACAATAAAAAACTGCTGCTAAAGCTCCTGTAAGTGGCGCAGCACTCGCAGAATTCGGTTGATGCGTGTTTGTGCCAGAAATACTTAATGGACAACTGTGGATTGTGCCTGATGGAAAAACAAACAGACCCATCGCGCCGCCAGCACCAGCTGTATTTGGGGATGGAACTTTCCAGCCAGCTTTAGCAGACACTCCATCTGCGGTGGTGCCGTCGTTATTGGCGTTTGCTCGTCCAAGTAATCGAACATAGGTTATTGGTGAACTATTTCGTAAATAAGCTTGGGCAGCATAGGCACCATATGTTGGAGCCAAAGTATCTGGACCTGTTCTCCACGGATCATTTCCTGCATCGCCAGCTTGAGGCATTCCGAAAATTTCCACAAATTCGGACATTGATGAAATTCTTACAGGCGTTAAACCCGGTCCTCTTAGTGCGCGTCCGATAATGGTGGGGCCTACATCAGCAGGAGTTGCGGGTAATTGAGAGTTATCAATTTCGGCAACTTGGACCCCTGGCGATACAAATCTAAACTTATTAATTGGCATTTATTAGTTCTCCTTAACAGAAAAAGTTACTTTTAAAGTCTCTAATAAATAGTAAGCAATCGCTCTAAAAGCCGGTGCCATTTATTAACTGGGTAATTTTCCGTGAATCCATGGCAAATCTGATTCTACAATGTTTCTTTCTCGCGGAGTTTGGACATCGATTGAGCTTTCACGAATTACCATATTGGGTGATTCTTGGTTAGAATCTTTGCCGACCAAATAACCTAATACTTTTAATCCAACAGTGGTTTGATAAATTCTAGTTTCATCTCCCAACTCTGTGATGTTGTTGTCAGAAGATAGTTCGCTTTGCACAAATAGTTCAAACTGATGCTTGTCTTTTGTAATCACTGCATAGTTTATTCCACCTGTTTGAGTAATAAAAGGTTGGATAATTTCATTCATTTGTTGTTGATATTCCGTTCTAATTTTAATGTTATAGGAAACATCAACATAGACCGGCATTGGAACTGAAATTTCTTCATAGACTGCTTTATGTTTTGGATTGCGACCAGGAAAATTAATTTGTCCATTACCGACTGTCTGATTATACTTCCTCGCAGAATAGGCATCCATGAAAGTTGCTGTTTTGTTTTGCTGGATTCTTCTTGCTATTTGAATAGATCCGCCCTTCCAGCCGCCATTTACAGGATTCGCGCTTAAAGGATCTATATTTCCATAAAACATTCCTTTCTTTGAAGGATCTTTTACCATTCCTGAACGTTCTAAAGAAATGATCGGAAAGATCAGTGCTCCACTCGAATCACGCATGTCTTTTTCTTCTTTTACTTGATAGGAACGCTCTGCTGCGACCCATTCAATTGGAACCTTCTTAAAACCCTTGTTAGTGTTCGAAAAGATGTTCAATTTCTCATTAATCCAATCATAAACTGCGTAATCGATAGTCTCTATCGTTGAAGGTTTAAAGGGTAAAATTGTTCGTTTTACGGCACTTTTATTGTCATCATCATCCATTTCTATTCACCGTCAAATAATCCTTGTCGTGCTCGATAACATTGTGCTGAAACTTCCAACTCATGTTCTGGTTGTCCAAATAATTGTTTAGCCTCTGTTAAAGTAACTATTTCATAATAGGAATTATCAAATAAAATAAAGTCGCCTTCGCGGACAAATAAATCCTGATCTTCTGTTAATCGTCGTTTATGAAAATGGACAACAATTGATGACAATCGATCAATACCAAAAGTAGTTGCAGTTGTTTTTTGTCCTTCCCAATCAACCAACACATAAACTCTCACTGGTGGCAAAAAAGTCTTTTTAATTGCTTCGCCATAGAGAGGATGAAAATCGGTGTGTTCCACGCTGATTGGATAATAAACAATTGTTTGACCAATGACACGCTCGATTAATTCATCATTAACTTGCTTTACAAGATTGCGTTCGCTTTTGCCAAAAAACATTGGCGGTGGTGGATTATCTGGCCTTTTCCAGCGATTATTATCATCTGACATTTTTTAATCCTATCCCACAAAAATTCCCATTGGAATTTTGGTTTGAATACTGTTGGCATCTTCAACCAGCTTTGCGTCTTTTTCTACTAATGAGTTATATGTCAATTCATCCAATAAAGTTCTTAGTTCTTCTTTGAGTGCTGTTTGTTCGTCTTTTGCTTGACTTAATAGATCTGATGCGTTTAGAGTTACTTCGTTGCCTGGTATTGGAATAGATCCAAATTTTCCTCTAATTTGTGCCAACATTTCTTTAGCAACCGATAGTGCGAATCTGCGAATCCATTGTTTTCCCATTGAATTTATGTTCTTATAGGGGATGTTTGTGAATGGCAGCGTATTATAATTATTAACGCCATCTGTGCCGTCTTCTCTCGTAGCGTCCGAATCCCAAGCATCTTGTGGAATAGAGAAGTCAAACCAAATGTTTGAAGGACTGCCACTGCCTGGATTAGAAGGTGGAGGAAACACTCTTATTCTGTTATCACGAATTTCATAGGAATAGTGTGAAGCTCTGGTATATAAATTTGTTTCAAAAGCCATTGATTGAAGTTTGTTTTGCCAAGCAGGAATTACCTCAAATGTAGACTCGTCCGAATACTGGCCATAGGTATAAAGATTTCCAACAACATTTAAACCACCGTAGTAACCATAAAACCTCCACATACTTAAGGGAGATCTATAATAAACTTTGTGAATTGTTATTCTTTTATTGTTCACACTCCCAGTAAATGCAGAACCAGCAGCACCTCCATCAATAGAAGCGTCTTGAATAATTTGTTGTAAGTCATAGTCTTGAACGTCATCTCTTAAAGCAATAGATGCAGAATAAACTCTTTGATTTCCTTCTGCTGCTGCATCGGCTAATCCAACAGAAACTCTTTTTGCGTATTCAAATCGAAATTGTGGGTATTTTAATGCAATATGAGTCCCGCTTAAACTTGCGGACAAAGACGAAGAAAGATACTCACCTTTTGAATTAAATGATGCTGTCGTTGCTCCAAGATAATT